AATGTGCTCGTTTTATTTGAACTGCCATAAAGATGATTGAAAAATTAATCATAATGATGCCCCAGCGGGAGAATTACGATTCCAGGGATGTTATTCTCGAATGCCCGAAGTGCGGAAGTCGGGATGTTTTCCCTTGTGATAAAAAGACTAAAGCTTATTGCAGGGTTTGTAATCATAAATCAGATATTGAAAATTTTGAAAGATGAAATACATAATTGTTTTTGAAACAGAAATCGAAATCGAAACTGATGATATTGAAGACGGCATCCGGCTTGCTAAGTCTGAAGCTGATGGTATGAGCCGGGTTCTTTGGGCTAATACCAATTATCCACGTTTCAAAGTCAAGGATGTTCGTCCTGATTACGAATTCACAAAGCGAATTAAACAACTAAAGCTTTCAGCCAAAGACATGATGGAAGCTCTTAAAAACTCTGAATAATGACAACTGAAACTCTTGAAAAAACTGCAATAATAGATTCTGATTTTATTTTATCAGCCAATATAAGGGAGTGTAATTATGGTTCTGATGAATGGAAATCAGCGCATAATTATATATCAAAATCAGGGCTTGTAAATATCAAGGAATCCCCGGATCATTACAGGAATGGCGAACCATTCATTGAAACTCCTGAAATCATTTTTGGCAGAATGTATCATTATTATGTTTTTCAGCCTGATAAATTCGAGAACGAATATCATGTATTTGATGATTCTGAAATTATAGCTCAATTAAAATCGAAAGGCATAAAAAGTCCTAAAGCTACGAATGATTATAAACATTGGTTTGGTGCTGAAATGGATCAGTCCGGTGGAAAAATATTGATTGAAAAAGATTTATATGGCAAAGCTGTTGCAATGAAAAATAAATTATTGCATCATCAATATGCCAATATGCTTATTAGCAAAGGCATTCCGGAACAGGGATTAATAGGTGAAATTGAAACTAAAGCCGGAGAAATAGGTATAAAATTAATACCTGATCTCCGGAATGATAATAAACATCTTTGTATTGAATTAAAAACAACTGTCAGGGCTTCAGCGATTGATTTTCCTAAAGAGGCAGCTAATTACAATTATCATATACAGGCTGCTTTATATTCCGATATGCTTGAACTTTTTTATAATGATAAACGTCCTGTGAGATTCATTTTTATAGCTCAGGAAAAACATAAACCATATGCTTTTAATATTTATGAAGCAAGTCCGCAATTCATTGCACAGGGACGTTATGAATATGAAATGCTTTTACAGCTTTATAAATGGTGTCTAGATAATGATATCTGGCCCGGTTATCAGGTTTTCTGCCCGAATAAATACGGCATTTTAGAGATCAATCTTCCGGGATGGTCCATACAATCACTCGATTATTATATACATAAATAGATCATGGAAAGAAAATTACCAACACTTAAAGAATTGCGAGATGAAACTCCAATTAAATCAGATCAAAATGATTTGAATGTTTTTTTAAATAATAAACCTCCTAAAGAATGGATAAAAGATCATCCTATTGCAAAGAATGTCAAATATATTCCTATTGAAAGGATCGAATATTTATTAACAAGAATATTTATTCGCTGGAATGTTGAAATCAAATCCATTCAGGTTATAGCAAATAGTGTTACTGTCTGTATTCGTCTATGGTATCAGGATGTTTTATCTAATAATCTTCTTTGGCAGGATGGCGTAGGCGCTGCTCCTATTCAGACCAAGCAAGGAGCCGGGGCAATGGAATGGGACAAGACATTAAATGATGCTGTTATGAAAGCTGCTCCTGCTGCTGAAAGTTATGCTATAAAAGATGCTGCTGAAAAAATAGGTAAACTCTTCGGCAAGGATTTGAACAGGGCTGATAAGATTATGTATGATTCTTTGATTGGCCAGATCAAAAAAGAAGAGGAAAAACACGCTGAAATTTTTGAAGAACAAACTAATAATTAAAATAATGAGTAGAATATCAGGAAAAATCAATTTGATGAATTTAAAAGCTGTTCTCAGGATGATGAAAGGACAAACAAAAGATATGGAATGTATAGTTATTCCATTGGAATCCAACAAGCTTTTCAAAGGCGAAAAAGGTGTTTACTTGGACTTGGTTGGATTTGAAATTGAAAAACCTATTGAAGGATCGAAAGATACTCACTTACTCAAACAATCATTCAATAAAGAAATCCGGGATCAGATGACAAAAGATGAACTTATGGCACTTCCGATACTTGGTAATCTCAGAATATGGGAATCGGGAACCGATGAACCGGTAAGCAATATGAATGTCGAAGGTGAAGAAAATGATTTACCCTGGTAAGTTGTGAATTGCTTTCAGATTGTATCTTTGACATATTGAGCACAATGAAGCGACGATTAATAAATGAGATGGATAGAGAAATGATATTAGCCTTTATAAAAAGGCTTGATTTAAAAAAGGAATATACTATTGAAATAACTAAAAAACGAATAAAAAGAACGTTATCTCAAAATAATTTATATTGGCTATGGCTTTGCTGCATCGAATTTGAAACCGGCAATGACCGGAATGATTTACATGATTATTTCAAACGCAGATATCTTATGCCGGAAACAATAGAAGTTTTCAATGAAGAGCAAATCCGTTATTCTACAAAACATCTTAATACTTTACAATTCAAAACTTATCTCGATAAGATTCAGGTTTTCGCAAGTACTGAATTAGGTATCCATTTGCCTGATCCTGATGACAAAAGATGGGAAGATTTTTATTCATTTTATTCTGAAAAATTATGAAATTAATTATCAAACCTGAATTTGACAAAAAGCTTAAAAAGCTTCGTGTTAAAACAAGATTTCTCAATAATCTTAAAAGAGAACCCAATACATGGAAGACTTTATATTTTCTTAACAAGTGTGACAGTTTCATGGCTTTTATTTTTAGTGCATTTAGTTGGGGGGATACACCTGAAGGCAATGATTATTGGCATGAAATATCAAAAAAATAATAGAATCATGAAATACAAATGTCCTTGGTGTGGGGAAATATTAAATGAAGAAGAGGCCGAGTCGGTAGCTGATTATGGCTGTCCTTCATGTGGGAGATTTTTTGATGTGGATGATTATGTTATTGATTACACAATTGATGCTGATTACAGGGATATAATCAAAAAACACAATGATTTGGTAAATGACAATGGAGAATGACTAAGCATTGCAGGATATATATGAAGCATTTCGACTATGGCGAGCAAAATGTCATTTTATGCGAAGCCTGTGGGCGTAAAGCTGTGGACATTCATCACATCGATGGCAGGGGCAAGGATAAGGATGTCATCGAAAATCTGATGGCTCTTTGTCGCAGATGTCACGATATGGCTCATGCAGAGAAATTGAGTAAGGGTGAACTTCAATTTATCCATAATAACTTCTTAGTAGGTACACGCAAACAGTTTATGAAATGAACAAGGATAGAGAATTGCGCAGATTGCGCTGGGAAAATTTGAAGTTGCGCCTGGAGATTGAACAGCTTGTTTTCTGGCCGTTCAGCCAGGCTTCTAAAATAATCAGGGCCAAATATAGAAAGAAAAAAGCTATCAGGGATGAAGCAGAATTAATGTCAAAGAATTAATGATTGAATTGAACAAAATATATTGTGAGGACTGCCTTGAGACACTTAAAAGGATTCCGGATAATTTTGTCGATTCGATTATTACCGATCCGCCTTATGGGTTAGAATTTATGGGACGTGCTTGGGATAAAATAGAAGCTGTAAAAGATGAAAGATTTTGTTCTTGGTTGGGAGGATTTATTGATGGTGAGGGAAATTTTGATATTCACAAGCAAATTAGAAATAGTAAAGAATACTATTATTGTCGTTTTGAGATTACACTTCGTGAAGATGATAATGCCATATTGGAATTAATTAAAAGAAAAATTGGTGGTAAAATATATTATCATGACAATAAAGTAAGACTTGAACTTGTGGCAAAGGAAGAATGTAAAAGATTGACAACAATTTTAGAACAATATCCATTACAAGCAAAAAAGAAAAGAGATTTTGATATTTGGAGGAGAGCTTTAAAAATAACAGTTGATAATGATAAAAAACCGGATGCCACTTTAATGAAACCATACTGGGAAGCGTTAAGGGCAACAAGGAAAAATAAGGGGATTGATGAAAGCATAATTAATTTTGATTATGGAGAATATTTCCATTATAAATGGGCAAAGGAATGTCTGCGAGTATTAAAACCTGGCGGTCATCTACTTTCCTTTGGAGGAACAAGGACTTACCATCGCATGGCCTGCGCTATTGAAGATGCTGGTTTTGAGATACGGGATCAGATACAATGGCTCTATTCAACTGGCTTTCCAAAAAGTTTAAATATAAAAAAGAAAATAGAGGAGGAATATTTATGCCAATTTATAGACAATGCGAAAATTGCGGAAAAACAATTAAAACATTTCCAAGTAGAATTAAACGGGGCGAAGATAGGTTTTGTTCTCATTCCTGCGGAAATAAATCAAGAGGAAGATCAGGAAAATTTAACGGTAATTGGAAAGGTGGAAAATTTACAAGATCGGATGGATATGTGTCTATTCGAATCAACGGAAAAAATAGACTTGAACATGATGTTATCCTTGAAGAAAAAATTGGAAGAAAACTTAAAGATTGGGAACAAGGGCATCATATTAATGGAATTAAAAACGATAATAGATTTGAAAATTTGGAAGTTGTTTCAGTTTCCGAACACGCTAAACTCCATTATAACCACAAATCACACCGCTTTGAAGCCATCCAATGAACCTATTTGCATGGCACGAAAACCATTATC